CGACTTGGCGTTTCTTTAAATCGTTTGGTGTGGCAAAAGGATTACGCACCCAGGTAGAACCAAATCGTCCGCTGGCATTTACATACTCCCGCAACTGCGTTTCCACAAACCACAAAGCCATAGGGCCGTCCTGTTTGTTCTTTGTGCCAGGAGACCATGTGACTAATTGTTCAATCAGAGACTTGACACCCTCGTTATCAGTACGGGGAAGTTCAAGTAGATTGGTGCCTTTAATAAACTTGTTCTGCTGGTCTAGTTGACCAAACAGAGGACCCATAGAAGCTACACCGTATTCAAGGTCCATCTTGTTAGCACCGGTATAGTGGCTAATTAATCTCACACCCCGCGAAGCGAGGAATGAGTTAATTTGTTCGTCTTGGGTCAAGAACAACTGAAAAGCGTTCTTCTCAATAACCCACGCCTGTGGATTATACTTAATAGTCCATGACTCAATGAGTTCACGGATACGTGCTGGTGTTGGTGCGGGCATACGCGACGCATCAAGTAAGTACCGTTTTTTCGTCTGCTTATCAGCCGACACAACAACACCGAACGTGTCACCCGACATCGCAGGGTCAAGACCACAAATTGTGTAAAACCCCGTAATGTCATTCGGATGACCTGCAGCCCCTACAAGTAGTGGACCGCAAGCTCTCATGCCGTTCACGGAACCGCGAACAGCCTCTGGTGCAAAGACAGCCTCAGACTCTACGTCTTGCTGCTGATACACCATTGCCCACGTCTTAGGGTCAAGCAGACCTCTACGCTGACGTAAGCGCACGCCATCCCAACGAGGGAAGTATCCCTCATCGTCTGGCTCTAAACTATCATTAGCCCAAGGCCGGTCAGAACGAGGCCATAGGGTAACCCATTTCTTAGGGTCATCATCAAACTCAAGAACCGCCGGCATAGCCAAGTAGGTCCAAGGGGAACCGCCATCTGGGTACCTATCGGGATTGCGAATCTCACGGTACAAGTCAATGGGGTCAACGCGAGTCCCAACGATTAGGATTTTCCCCGTCGGGCCTACGCGTGTTAAAACTTCCTGCTGTATCCAGCGGATTTGCTTTTCGTACTCGCCTGCGTTAGATAGGGTGACAGTATCGTCAAGGATAATAAGGTCAGCACGTGCGCCGTAAATCTGACCACCAATACCTAGGGCTTGAAGGGTGGGGTCTTTTTCTCCTGAGTCGCGCTCAAGGTAGATTGAGTCGCTTGTCCACTTGTCTGCTGTGGCTTTAAAGCCATCTGCCGGTGCGTAGCGCCGTTGCAGCTCCATGTAACTTGGTGAAGTCAGACGCTGTTTTACAGCGTACAGAAACTCTTTAGCCATTTCGCGGGTCTTGGAAACAACCTTGATGCGGATGTTAGGGTCCGTACAGATACGGTACGTGATGTAGTCAATACTGACAGTCATGGACTTAGCGTGTTCCGGCGGCATGTTAACCAGCACATACTGTGGCAGGCCGGGTTCGTAGGTCATAGACTGGTGAACCCACTTGGGTTCCCGGTTCTCAATCAAGTCAATGACATTTAGCTGGTGTTCGAATGTGGCTGAGTTAAGGTACTGGGTGCGGAAGTCCTCAAATGAGATGTTCTTATCATCATCAGAGACATGGCCCTTACGGGCTTGAATCGCGCGAAGCAGCTTGACCTTACGGTCAAAGTCCGGGTCGGACTTTAAATAATAGTAATAAGTCTTCTCAGACTTGTTCACACCAGCGCACGCGTCCGCGACGCTGAAGCCGTCCTCTAATAGTTCCAGCAGACGTACCTTAGCATCATCGGCTGAGAGGGTTCCTACGGTACGGTGTTGCGAGTTTCTCTTCGGCTTAGCAGTCATAACTTGTCCTCCGGCTCGACCCTAGGAGAAGCCGGTAGTTAGTAGTACCCTTGGGTAGAAACTTTAGTAGTAGAAAATTAAGAACCCAACAACATACAATGACCGAATGAAATCAAGGTCATTGTTAACCATGTTCGCTGCGCTTTAGGCTTCGCGAACCGAAGTGTAAACGTAGGTTCGGGGTTTCAAATAATTAAAACCCCTCACTAATACTAAGGGGGAATTTAGACCCTTTATCCCGCACTTTCAAAAAAAACTTTTTATTAATTTTACCACCCCCGGAAAAGTTCTTTATTACCAAGGTAATTCACACCGGCCACTTTAAAAAAAATCTTTTGCTGGATAGTACAACAGTCCCCCCGCGCGTATTAAAAAGGGCTGGGTCGTTGGGGTACAATGCGCGCGTGCGCGCGCCTGTTAGTTCTTGTGGCTACTGGCAGTGATTTACCGCGCGTGCGCGGGCACGCGTGTTGAGTCTTGTCAAGATGGCTCTGATTGCGTACAGAATGGGTCGTGATTGTATCTATATACGCGCGTGTGCGCGTGTGTGTGCGCGTGTCTTGTTCGTTCTGGTCCAACTGTCCCTCAGGGCACCCTCTAGCCGTGTTGGGGGCTTATACCTGATTGGCTTGTGGTTGTCAATAGCAACACGATGTGAGATAAGTCACATCGGTTAGATTTGACAGATTCCGAACTAGCCCTATAATGCCCCGCTTGGTCGTGTTTCGTGTTGTGTTTCGGGTACAATTTGGCATGGCTTGGGCATGTGTTCGGGTGCTTGTTTCGGGGTCGTATTTGCCCCCTAATTGGGCTTGAATGTCGGCGTGTCGAAATTTTTTTTATTTTTTTTTCTTCAATGATTGCAAGGACTTTCGGCGTTTCTGCGCCTAGTCGGGCTAATTACGACTTGCAAGCCATAGGCGGGGTGTGGTAGCGTGTCACTTGCCACCGAAACGGAGCGCAAGCAAAGAAGGTTCGGGCGGAATTGTAAGTTAAAAACTCAATAGCGTGCAAAGTGTCTTTCTTAGAATTTTTTAGTCTAGGTGACTAGTCTGGCTTATCCGTTTCACGGGTAAGTCGGACGGGCTACCTAGCCCCTGACAAGATAAGGAACTAAGAAAATGGCAAAAGTAAGCAAAGAAGATATCACCCGTGCCCGCGAGATTCTCGTGCATTACGGCGTGACTGAGGAGAGCACCCTAGCATTCTCGACCCACTATATCGGCAATGTAGGCACCGCGTTAAGCCGTGTCTACATCGTGGTGAATGGTGAAATTGCTAATGTGACTCAGTTAGTCGGCAATGCGATAGAGGGCAAGTTTACGACCAAAGACGGGCGAGATTACATTAAAACTACGGGCTACGGATACAACCGCGCCCAACACATTACGGATAGCCTTTCATATGCGTTATTCGGACGGCGTGACGCGCTGGCATACAAGGAAGTCTAAGCCCGAAACGGCGAGAGCCGTATACGCGTAGGGCGCGTACTGACGAGGGCGTCAGAGACACGATAGGAGCAAGACAATGGCTAGATTCTTTGTTACGGCGCAACGGGTGACCGATTACACGGACCTAGTAGAGGCAGACACGCTAGAGGAGGCAAAGGCAATTGTTCGGGAATGGATAGACGAGGACCACGCGATTATCAGCAACGCTTGGACGGTAGATATTGCGGAGGTGGAGTAGTGAAGATTCAGACTAAGGCAAAGTGCAATGAGTGTGAGAGAGTCTTTGACCTACTAGACGAGGACGAGGCGGGAGAGTGGTACTACGGGCACGATTGTGAGTGTTAGGTGTGTGAGTGTGGCGCGCAAGTCTTAGGGCTTGCGTACCGCGCCCGATACCTAAACGGGTACGGATACAACGATAAGGAGCAAGACATGAAGTTCATTCAAGATAGCGGTCACGGCTGGTTAGCAGTGTCGCTACACGATTACCCTAGAGCGTGGAATTACGGGACAGGGTTCGGATACATTGACGAGGCTAACAATGTAATCTATCTAGAAGAAGATTGCGAAGCCTACGCGTTTCTAAAGTTCGAGGGCGGGCTTGAATCGGCGCGTGACTTGCCTCATCAGGTCATAGATGGTCAATGCTGGGTGCGCCGGTTGCCTAACAATGAGGCAGTATTCGACACTAGCAAACTTTACGCGGAGGCAAACTAATGAATATCGACTATGAATTACTTTGGGAGATTGGGCAAGAAGTGGAGGCGGACAATGTCCGCGCCCACTACTCAGGGCGGGCTATGTACGGGGCTACTTGCCCCGCGCTTGACCTAGATTCCGAAACTGACCTGATAGAACTAGGCGCAGTGATTGAAAGATTGGTCGAAGATAACGAACTCAAGACCCACCTATTGCGTGGCTTGCGTATTGACTCTATGGGTCGCGGTATCGTGGCTTATTGGGAGACTATGGGCGTAGACAATGCGCCAGAGGAGGACGAAGACTAATGAGAGATTGGAAGCTCACCAAGCGCGGAGAGTTCGTGCGCGACCTTGTGGGGGGTGTGCTGGGTTTCGTGGCCTTGTATGTGGGTTCATGGGCGATGTGGGCACTACTCAACCTGATTGTAGGAGGCAAGTAATGACTAAGCACCTGACCGATTACACGCTAGAGGAATTAGAGCGCACATCGTGCGGGCTATGCACCAACAACCTAGCCGAGTACGCGTGCCAGAATTCCATGCAAGACAACGAGGCGTATTGTGTGGATTGTTGCGAGTTCCCGTGTTGCAAGGAGGACAACTAATGAACGCCGACACCGTGACCGAGACACGCCGACAACTGGCAGAGGTTAGACAAGCACAGCAAGATACCGACATAATGGGCGTATGGTACGCGCTAGAAGAACTAGCAGACTACTACGAGGGACTAATCGAAGAGGAGAATGAATAATGACAAGCCTAGACTGTGAACTACTAGGGGATAACCACAGCAAGGACAAAGTGACCCTGTATGCGGGTTATGAGAAGCCGTATCGGTTGTGCGGGTATCACCATAGCAAACTGACACAAGAAGATTACAACAAACTAAACACAACAGAAGGAGAGCAAGAATGAAGACCTACACGATAACGCTAGAGTGTGATGAATACACGGGCAAGCAGATACTAGCGATAGACGGTAAAGAACTGAACGACAAATGGTTAAAGATTATTACATCAGAGAAGAAGGAGAATAAAGAATGAGCGCGTTAGAACTATCGCAAGAACTAGGCAAGACAAAGCTACTGACCGTAGAGAACTTTCAAGTGGCGGTTAGATTGAAAGACGGCAAGCGTGCCTATGGCAACACACGCTATCTCGTAGAGGTAGTGGACG